CGCACGGCGGACAACGCCGAAAATCTTTCGCCGCACGTGATGCGGCAATTGACGGAACGCTACGGCGGCACACGATTGGGCAGGCAAGAATTGGACGCCGAACTTCTCGAAGATACCGAAGGCGCTTTATGGAACCGCGCGCAGATCGACGCTTTGCGCGTCCAAAGCGTGCCGGAACTGCGCCGCGTGATCGTGGCGATCGACCCGGCGATGTCCAACAATGCGCACTCGGACGAAACCGGGATCGTCGCAGCGGCGCGCGGCGTGGACGGCAATATGTACGTCCTGTCCGATTGGTCGGGACGCTATGCGCCCGACGCGTGGGCCGAGCGCGCCATCATGCTTTATAACGACATGCGCGCGCATATGATCGTGGCCGAAGTCAACGCAGGCGGCGAGCTTGTCGAGCGCATTTTGCGCCAGAAAGCCCCCCAGGTTCTTTTTAAGCCCGTCCGCGCCTTGCGCAACAAGGTCGAGCGCGCGCTTCCCATTGCGGCGCTTTACGAACAGCATCGCGTGCGCCACGTCGGCGCGCTTCCCCTTCTCGAAGATCAGATGTGCCGCTTTACGGCGGACAACAAAATGGAAAACTCGCCCGACCGCGTCGACGCGCTCGTGTGGGCGCTCACCGAGCTCAGCGAAGTCTCGCGCGGCGAGCCAAAGATCAGGTTTCTCTAGTCCGACCTCTTTGAAAGGGTAACAAAGCATGGGATTTTCCAATCTCGTAGGCGCTTTCCTGCGCCCCACTCAAGCCAAAACGAGCGCCGCAGGGCCGATGATCGCGTGGACTCACGTGGGTCAGCCGCAATGGACTCCGCGCCGCATGAGCAATCTGGCCGAGGAGGGATTCCGCAAGAACGTCATCGCGTACCGCTGCGTGATGCAAATAGCGACGGCGGCAGCGGCGGTTCCATGGGTGCTTTACGACGAGGCCGGGCATGAAGTCGACCAGCATCCCATTCTCGATCTCCTCGCACATCCGAATCCTCTTCAAGACGGCGTCACGTTCATGGAGAGCCTCTACGCGAATTTACAGATTTTCGGCAACGCCTATGTCGAAGCGATCCGCCCTAATGATCTGGCCGCGCCCGTCGAACTTTACGCGCTTCGCCCCGACCGCATGAAGGTCGTCCCCGGCGCGACGGGCCTTCCCGAAGGTTATCAATACAACGTGAACGGCCAAGTTACGACATGGCCCTCCGACCCGCTCAGCGGCGCATCGAACATTTTACATCTTAAACAGTTTCATCCGCTCGACGACTGGTACGGCCTCGCGCCGATGGAAGCAGCGTTGCAGTCGATCGATCAACATAACGCGTCCGGCGCATGGAATCAGGCGTTGCTCAATCAGGGCGCGCGGCCTTCGGGCGCGCTTGTCTACAACCCCAAGGACGGAGGCCCCGCCTCGCTATCCGACGACCAGTTGCAGCGCCTGCGCGAAGAGATGGGCCAGCTTTATCAGGGCGACCGCAACGCAGGCCGCCCGCTCATCCTCGAAGGCGGCCTTGACTGGCGCGAAATGAGCCTAAGCCCAAAGGACATGGACTGGCTTTCGGGCCGCAACAACGCGGCGCGCGATATCGCGCTTGCGTTCGGTATTCCGGCGCAATTGATCGGCCTTCCCGACGCGCAAACATATGCGAACATGGAACAGGCGCGTCTCGCCTTTTACGAAGAAACGGTGCTGCCACAAATCACGCGCGTTATCGCGGGGCTCGATCATTGGCTCGCGCCCATGTACCGCGACCGGCCCGAGTTGGACTTCGACCCCGACGCGATCAGCGCATTGACGGACAAGCGCCAATCGCAATGGAGCAAGGTCCAGAACGCGAACTTCCTGACGCGCAACGAAAAGCGCCAGGCGGCGGGCTACGGCCCCGTTCCGGGCGGCGACGCCGATGACGACAGCAACGAAAGCGAGGACGATGGAGGGGCAAAATATTCCCTTCGCCCCAAGTACAGCCCCGATCAGCCGCGCATCCCCGCCGGAAGCTCCGGGGGCGGCCAATGGACGAGCGGCGGCGACGGAGATGCGAGCGACGACGGTGCAGGCGATTTTCTCGATCAGATAGGAACCTCGCTCGCCGAGACAGCCTTAACGGCTTTGGTCGACGGCGCAATTGGCGACGATACTCAAGATGGAGAGGAAGCCGACCCAACGCAAGTCGGCCAAGAAATTTCACCAGATTTTCTTTTTGAAGAACCGCCGGTTACCGTCGATCCGCCATTTGAGGAATTTCCGACAGATCCCACACAATCTCCGGCACCCGGTTTTGAATGGAGAGGAAGCGGCCCCCCTGACACAGGCCAAGGAAGTTGGTATAATCCGGATACAGGTGAAAGCCTCCACCCAGATCTCGATCATCCCTCACCGCAAGGCCCTCACTGGGACTATACAGATCCTACGGGCAACTCTTGGCGGCTATTTCCAAACGGAAGGTCTGAACCTAAACTCATTTTTACTGGGCAAATTGCTTGATCATGATAGGCTTTATCAGAAGGAAGGCATAAACAATGGTACGCATTGAATCTAAAATGGGACACCGAGATTTGGACATCCATCTTGTCGATCTTGGACAAGATGGCGTTGCGTTCATGCGTTCCGAGCTTGATCAAAATTGCCCATTGTCGACCGTTGTTGCAAAATTGTTCGATAACAACGACAAGGTTTTTGCTCTTATGCCGGAAGGCACAGGCCTAGACCGCGCAAAACAATTCAAGCGTGGCGGATTGATGGGAATGGGGGAAACGCATAAGTGGTTCGCCGACTACATCGCAAAAACTTTTTCAAACAACGGCGATAGCATCCAAATTATCTTTGAAGACCCTTGGATGAAACCATGCGATTTTACAAAAATTCCTCAAAAGCAGCCCTTCTTCTTTAGCCGTTCGACGATTTACTACGCTCCCGATAGCTCCAATTTGTTTTCGACCCTTAATGCTGGAATGAAAGAAGTTAAAAGTTCTACGCTTATCGGTTTTATCGTCTCCCCTCCTGTTTCTGTACCACAGAAAGGTGCGGCTATTAGAAAAGAAACCCTGATGCAACTCGCAAAAAACACGCGAGCGGTTTTTGTGTCCGCCTACGATCAAGAAAGCTATGTCGTGTGGCAGAAAGATGCCTAGATCACGCGCGTTATCGCCGCTTTATTTCTATGGTTTGATAGGCCTGATTTATAAGAACCGCTTGATCCAATAATTTTTCATTTTTGCATGCTTTTCCACCGCTCTTTGCAAAATACGTTTTGTGAATAGCGATGCCCTTCGCGCGAAATTTTTATGCGCATTTCTTTCTCATAACCGAAAAAGGCAGCTTATGGACGTTAAACACATGTCCCTTCCGCTGAGAGTCAAAGCTCTCGGCGGCGACGGGGTTTTTACGGGCTACGCCAGCGTGTTTGGCGAGCTCGACCAGCAAAACGAAATTGTCGCGGCGGGCGCGTTCACGCGCACGCTGTCGAAATGGCGGAGGCAAGACCGCACCCCCGCCCTTTTGTGGATGCACGATCCGACGCAACCGATCGGCATCTGGCAAAGCGTCCGCGAGGATGCGAACGGCCTTCTCGTCGACGGGAGGCTTGCCCTGCGGACGCAAAAAGGAGCCGAGGCCTATGAACTGCTCAAGCTCGGCGCGCTGACCGGCCTTTCCATCGGCTATCGCGTCGTGTCGAGCCAAATCGACGCCAAGCGCAAGGCGCGCATTCTGACGGACGTCGATTTGTTCGAAATTTCGCTGGTGACTTTTCCGGCGAACGAAGCGGCGCGCGTCAGCGACGTCAAGAAAAGAGACAAGGATGCGGAACCTATCCTCCGGGGAAAAACGAACCCCGACGCGTCCTATCTCCAGCAAGCCGCCGAAAGGCTCCGCCAAGCCGCGCGCGTCCTGACGGAACACTAATTCCCATCACCTTTAACAATACGGAGAATATAAACATGATCGATATGAGCGAAGTGCGCTCGGCCACCGACACGTTGGCGCGAGCATTCGAAGAATACAAAAGCGTCAACGACCAGCGCCTGTCTGACATCGAACGGCGTGGATCGGCGGACGTTTTGCACGACGAAGAGCTTGGCCGCATGGACAAGTCCATCAACAAGCTTCAGGACGACATCACAAGCCTGAAAACGTCGATGCTGCGCCCCACTAAAACGGGCGTTTCCATGAAAACTTCCGACA